GCCCTGATTAAGAAATTTATTCAGGGAAAGCCTCAATAAACAAAAACCAACCCCGCCTACTACTCGCGAAAGCCTCAGCCGGGTTGGGAATATATATTATACTCCCCTAAACCAGACAATCCCCTTGACAAAGTCTTGGGGATCGTTTTAAACTGGGATATGTTCAATATCTATCTCCATTCTAAACCCTTAGACTTTCAATTACAAGTTTCTCCGTTTTTTTCTTTTGACCGACACTCGACACAGCGATACCCATACGGAACGTAACCTTTGAACCAGACGAGATTCTGGTGGGAGAAGAACATGTTCCGGAGGGGGGAGTCTGGAGAGAGGAGAGAGAATGGGGGCGGGGGGGGCTGATTTTAAAACTATGGTTCGACAAGATCAGCATTACATTGTTACTTTTACAGACGAAGAACTCCTTGAAGCTCAAAAAATCCGAGCCGGCGAGGATCAACTTCCTGGCCAACAAAGATTTGACTCACCTCATCGGTGGATTGGAAAACTTGGGGAATGGGCTTTTGCCCGGGCTTTCCCTCAGATGATTTCCATTACCCAGCATTTCAATCCTACCAAGCATGACTTCCGCGGACCCGAGCCGAACAATTTTATTTACGAGATTAAAACTAAGGGTGGGGAGAACGGCTTTAAGGAGAATTATGAATTTGATGTAAACGCCCGGCAGTTTGAAGAGAATCCTAACGACATCTATGTCGGTTGCTGGTGTAGCCTCAAAACATTTCAGGTTCATATTGTAGGGTGGCTTCGTAAGGAGGATGTCAAACTCTTGGGTACGTTCCTTGCCAAGGGTGAGGAGTTCCGGCCGGGGATCATCGTTATCTCGGATCGCTGGTCTGTTCGGTATAAAGAGATGGAGTCCATGCATACCCTACCGATTTAGCCTTGATTTTGACCCTTGACAGAGGCTAAATTTTATGTAAAACTTGTGCAAGATATATAAAGCCTATGAGCCAAATAGATTCAATGAACTTAACGCCTCTTTGGGGAACCATCGGACAGATGAAGGGATACCTCAGGAGTTTGGGGTTCCGGGTACAGCGCGGAAAACTTCCGGTTACTTCTACAGATATTGAGAGTCTTTATAATATGATCACAAAAATTGATGACACTTTGGCTATTATTGTTTTTGGTAAGACTCTAAAATGATTGCAAATTACGATTATCGGATAGAGAAAATGTACCACCCGGAGAATTTCGAGGAGGCGGAGGAGGAATAAAATGAAAATAATACACCAACCTGATCTGGATCAAATCACATTTCTTGACGAGAGATTTTATCTTGACACCAAGAAGAATCTCTATTTCCCGGCAGTTACCACAATCCTTGATGTTTATCCCAAGGGTTATGGCTTTCAACTTTGGCTCAAGGATTTAGGATCAAACGCCGACGATGTTCTTAAACGCGCCTCGGACCAGGGAACCCATGTCCATGAGATGATCGAATCTTTCCTTGCCGGTAAAGAGGTTGCCTGGACCGAGGGGGAGAAGGATAACTACACCCTTGACGAATGGCTGATGTTCCTCAAGTTTGCTGATTTTTACCAGGTTTTCAAGCCGGAGACTATCGCCATTGAGCGTAGCATGGTTGATTCGGACCTGGGTTTCGGAGGGACCCTTGATTATGTTTGCAAGATTAAGGATGAGGTTTGGCTTATCGATTGGAAATCCGGCGCAGCCATCTATAAAGGCAATAAGATTCAGATCAGTGCTTACCAGAAAATGTGGAATAAGCAGGAAAAGGAGCAGATCAATCGAATTGGTTGCGCCCATCTCCGCGCACAGACCAAAGGACAGGACAAGACTGGCAAGGTTATGCAGGGCAAAGGTTGGAAGATTGACGAGGTTGAAGATCCCGAGCATCTCTACAAACTATTTGAACACGCGCAAGATATTTGGAAGGAAGAGAATCCTAACCCCATGCCAAAGAACATGGTTTACCCGGACAAATTAAGTATTGATATTTTAAAGTTGTCTAAATCCTTAGACTTAGAAGGGGGTGAGGAAAACAATGGTACATAATATTGTAAAAGACGAAGCCTCATACAACCCGCCACCGCCTGAGAGCGATTGGCTCAAATTCCCAGAAGGCACTACTGTCATCAGGATTTTAAGCCATTCCGATAGTTTCAGCAGCCATTATATTAAGTCTGAAAATAAGACTTATGATTGTTTCGGGGATGTTTCCACCTGTAAGTATTGTCAGTTGGGAAATAAACCTAGGCAACGCTGGTCCTATCTGGTTCTTCGACGTGAGCAACCCGAGAATAAGGAGAAGAAGATTTCCTATATTCCTCCGGCAGTTAAGGTTTGTGAGATGGGCTGGTCGGTTTTTAAGGATGTTTTGAATCTTTCGAAAGATCCGGACTATGGTGATATTAGAGGTTACGACCTCAAAATTTCCAGAACTGGTACTGACAAGGATACCGAATATTCCACACTTCCGGGAAAGGATACGCCATTAACAGATTCTGAAATGAGTCTTTTAAGACCGCAGAATTTGGATAATATTGAGAAAGCTACGGAGAGAATGATGGCGTTTTATAAGAATAAACGCGGAGGGGAGGAGTCAGATGAGTAACGAAATTGTGCAGGCTGATAGAGCAAACGAGTTGCATCAGGAGTTGATTAAACTCGGTCTGTCAGCCACGGCACATTTCTTCCGGCTTGGTGAGATATTAAAAGAGATCCGCGACAATGATTTTTGGAAGGTTCTCGGCTACGAGAGTTTTATTGCTTATTTCTCGGACCCGGAGCTTGGGTATGCTAAATCTTCTGTGTACTCTGCGATCAAGGTTGTTGAGATGTGGCCGGAGTGGAAGAGCGTTGCTGATGTGCCTGTCAGCAAACTGATCGCCATTGCGCCTCATATTAACAAAGAGAACGAGACGGAGCTTCTGGCTCTGGCCAGGGGAAACTCAAAGAGCGATCTGGACCATGAGTTGGTTGTCCGGCAGATGGTTAAGGCGGGTAATGCTTATCAGAATCTTCCCAAGGTTTATTTATGCAACGTTTGCGCCCGGGTCAAGGGTGTTAATTTCGATGGTCTTTGTCACTGCGGTTGGACCAAGAAGCAGATCGAGTATGTTTCTACTTTAATTGAAAAAATTGATTCCGGTGAGTTAGGTGGAGGAGTCGATGGTGGAGAGGAGGAAGACACGGATGCCTAAATTAGTTATTGTCAATATCAGTTTGCCTGACGATTTGGATGCTTATTTTGGGGTCGTTTGTGAGAGAGCGCATCTTTCTCGGAGCGAGTTCTTCCGGGAAGCAGGGAAGTTTTATATTGAGAAACGTCTTAAGAAAGCAATTGAGGCTTATGAGAAAGTTAAGAAGGAGGGAGCTGAATAATTATGGCACTCAGAGATCTTGAATATAATCAGTGGGAGCATGATCCGGCAAGGCGGAAGGTCCGGTTATTTGATAAACGGACACAGGACAATATTGTTTTGAGCATGGCAATGGCTGATTCCTTTTGCCGGGCGATGATTGGCTTTAAGGAAGATCAAAGACGCTATGATAAAAATGTCTTGCGTAAAATAATGAAGGGCAAGCAGGACAGGTTTTACAAAAGACTTGCCCGGTTAAACAGAAGAATTGATTGGAATAAAAAATGATTTACTTTGCCTGTATTACTTTAATTTATCATTTAGTAGTTTATGGGTACCTTGCCTTAAATGGAGGAAAGATATGAGTGCAAATAATTTTGTATCAGTTCAAGAGGTCAACGGAGGATGGCAGGTTGCTGTTAGAGATGCAGACACAGCAGAAGTCCTTTACCTGAAAGCCCTCAAACCTTATAAGAATTTAAGGACTGCTATCAAGAAAGGCCAAGAAGAAGATACAGAATATGGATTACAATTTTATTTTAAGAAATGACTAAACTACTCTTAAACATTTGGAATTATTTTTACTCAGATGTAATGGAATTTTCACTATTCTTTTGTAGGCTTGATAGGAAGATAAACGAAACTAAATATGACTAAAGAAACTGAATGTACCCTTTGTCCTGGTAAAAGATGTGTAGAGGTTAAAGACAAAAAAGGAATCACGAGAGTAATCATGTCCACAAGTTACCCTACTGATATGTCCATTCCTGAAACATCAAAGATTCCTATAAGTGGGTGTGTGTTTAAGCAAGCACAAGAGCCACCGAGTGAAACAGATATTAAGGTTGACACTAATTTACTCGGAAGTTAAGGGGGTGAAAGATAAATGACAAAGAAACAATTATTTGATGAGATTGACAGATTAAAAGATGACCTAAGTGAATTGGGTGATAAATATGACGATATTAAAAAAGTAAAAGACGAATCCGAAGACCTCCAAGGACAATTAAGCATAATGCGTAAAGAAAAAGAAGGATTGTGGACTGAGGTTGAATGGTATAGGCACGTTCTTGAAATGATATTTGTACCGGCAGATAAAATTGCGGAACTTAATAGAATGCGAGAAGAACGCAGAATGGGTAGATATTAAAATCCGAAATGATTTATTGGGTAGTTAGTTTGAGAAAGGAAGTGAAGAATTATGAAATACTTGAACGCTTTAATTAAATTTCACTTAGTAAGAATTTACAATACTTTTATGCTTTATGTTGTAGGCAGAACTCATGATAAAAAAGGAAAGTATCTCTTACTGGACAATGAAGAAAATGCCAGAATTATTGGGTGGAAACCTGAAATTTGGGATTATGTTGATGGAAAAATGGTGAAAAGGATTTGAGAAAGGGGAGTTAAAGTTTTTGATTCCACCTAAAGGGTAAAGATATATGAAGAAAAAACTTAGTATTTGGAAATGTGTTAAATGCGGTAGGGTAATTACAGCCGAGCAAGATAGGTTTTGGATGAAAAAGTATGGAACTTGGTATCCCTGTAAGTGTTATAAGTCTAATCCCAACAGTTTGTAATACAGAAGAATATGAGAATTGAAAAGAAAAAACATTCAGTTGCAAAGATAACTTGTAAATGCGGAGCGAGAATCAAATTGCCAAAAGTTGCCTATTTCAAAACTCACGCTCATTGTAAAAAATGTGGATTAGAATGGCATAGAGATGGAAACCATATCTATTCGCATCCATTTAATAATTTTACTTAAATGAATCTAATAAACAGAAGAATATAAACGGAATGACAAATAAAATAGTCTGTGAAATATGCGGAAAGAAAGCAGTATTTTTCTTCAGTCCTGATTTAGATATTCAAGGGCTGGGGGCTTGTAAGAAACATAAAAAAGTTATACAAGTTGCTTACTTAGTTCTTATGATGAATGGGGAGCAAGCCTATTACGATATATTAAAATGGGAAAAAGCGAAGCTAAAATGACAAATAAAGATAGCGACAAACGATTTGATGAGAAGTTTACAAGGAAAAATCTCAGTACAGGTGAACTTGAGGAAAGATGGTTTGTTAGAGAAACAACCGCTAAGGAACTTAAATCCTTCCTCCACCAAGAGTTGGATAGAGCAAGGAAAGAAGAAAGGGAACAAGGTTTTCCGATAAAGAAACTATGAAGAAGATAATACTAGACTTATGTGGAGGTACAGGAGCTTGGAGCAGACCTTATAAAGAGGCTGGATACGATGTCCGGAACATTACATTACCAAGGTGGGATGTCACTTGTTATTTTACATCCGACAATTACGTATGTTTCGTGTATGACGGACAAATGAACATACAAATAAGCAAAATATACGGGATTCTCGCCGCACCGCCCTGCACCATGTTTAGTTTAGCTAGAACAAGGGCAAAGAAACCGAGGGATTTTAATGAGGGTATGGAAGTCGTTAGGGCTTGTCTTGATATTATTTGGAAAGTCCGGGAAGAGAAAAAACTAGCATTTTGGGCTTTGGAGAACCCAATGGGCTATCTCCGGCAATTCTTGGGCAAACCCCCCTTAACCTTTAACCCTTGTGATTATGGCGACCCTTATACGAAGAAAACTGATTTATGGGGTTATTACAATGAACCGAAGAAACATCCGGTTAAACTAGATGCGGACACGATAGCACGACTAAAGATAAACAACCGCATACTACCCGGGAAAGGTTCTATCGCAACACGCCGGGCAATTACACCTAAAGGATTCGCTAACGCATTTTTCAAAGCAAACCTATGAAACCATCTTTATCTAAATTGAAAAAGGAATCGCTGGCCCCCATTTGGAGAAAAGAATTTGATGATTTGATGGATGATATGTCAATGTATGCCGACGATACTGGTATAAGTCAAGTGCTCGTAGATAAACTTTGGTCTTGGTTTGAAAATAAACTATCCTCAGAGTTGGATAGAGCAAGGAAAGAAGAAAGAAATAAAATAAGACGCTGGACAAAAGGTAGGTACGTAGATAAAGAAAAACTTAGACATTTCTTAAATATTTTAGACACCCTTAAACAAAAATGACAGAAAAGATGATCTACTTGACAAATACACAAATTTTAGGCAAACTTAATCCAGTAGCGCAATTCAGAATTAATTGGCTGCTCGATGAAACCCTTATGCGGTTTTCAAAGAAAAGGAAGGCTCAAACTTATGCAGAACGAGTTAATAAAACCAGCTAAGAAAGTTGTAGTTTTAATAAAGAAGAATCTTGCTTCAGTTACGGGAAGTCATATTGATGCTGTTTCTAAAGATATCCCGGAGGTTGGAGAGGTCGTAGCCATAGGCAAGGGGGTTCTCCCGGTTGATATGAAGGTGGGCGATCTGGTAGCCTATCGTAGGTACGGAGAATCCAAGTTTTTCATTTCCGGCAGACAAGTTCTGTTCGTTCACTTTGATGATATTTTAGGCACAATTAAGATATGAAAGTTTTAGCATTTAAATCGGCTGCCAGGAAGAAACTCCTTGAGGGAGTCGAACTTCTTTCTGACGCGGTTTGTACCACACTCGGACCTAAGGGTCGAAATGTAGCTATCGCAAGGCCATGGGGAATCCCGATAGTTGTTCATGACGGAGTCACGGTCGCCCGGGAGGTTGACACAAAAGATCCTTTGGTTCAGATTGGGGTTAACCTTGTCAGGGAGGCTGCAGCTAAAACAAACGAGGAAGCTGGCGATGGCACAACCACAGCCACACTTCTTGCTTATGAGATTATTAAACTCGGACTTAAGGCTATCGAGGATGATTTAATTAATCCAATGGTTCTCCGCGCTGAGATTTATAAAGTTCTCCCTGATTTACTGGCTGAGATTAAGAGACTTTCCCGGCCTGTTAAGAATGTGGCTGATATAGAGCGTGTAGCTTTTATTTCTTCCGGTGATTTAATCCTTGGAAAGTTAGTTGCCGGTGCTGTTAATAAAGTTGGAAAAGATGGAATGGTCACGGCTGACGAGGGTGGGCTTGAGACGGAGGTTGATTTTACAGAGGGTATGGAGTTTGACAAGGGGTATCTCCATCCTTACTTTATTACTTCGGTCAACCGCATGGAGGCTGTTATTGAAAATCCTGTAATTGCTATCACTAATCGCCGGCTCTCACTCTTAGATGAGATTGTTCCGCTTCTTGAGAGTATGGCTAAGGTTTCTAAGGATATTGTGGTTATTGCCGAGGATATTTCTGGTGATGCTTTGGCAACCATGGCAGCTAATAAAATGAAGGGCAACATTAACGCGGTTGGGATCGCTGCTCCGGGGATTGGGGATGCTAAACCTCATTATCTGGAAGATATTGCTATTCTTACTGGCGGAAAAGTTATTTCTGATGAAACTGGTATTGATATTGCCCAGCCTGATAAAACTTGGATAGGTCATGCCAAGAAGATTGTTGTTTCCCGGGAGAAGACAGTTATTGTGGATGGTGGTGGAGATAAGAAAGAGTTGGCGGATCGCATCAAGGCTCTTACTGAGTTGAAAACCAAGGAGACTTCCACCTTTGAGAAGGAAAAGCTAGAAGAGCGCATTGCGCGCTTGAGCCTCGGGGTCGCAGTTGTCCGGGTTGGGGCCAAGACCGAGATCGATATGAGGGAGAAGATGGAGAGAACCAAAGACGCTATCGGGGCTGCTACCTCGGCCAAGGAAGAGGGAGTCGTTCCAGGCGGTGGAACTATCTTCTTACAGATTTCGAAGGCCTTAAAAGGGCACACAGTGGGCGAGAAACTGCTTATAAAAGTCTTGGAGGCTCCGGCAAGGAAGTTAATGTTCAACTCTGGTGAGGATGAGACTAAGATCGAAGGCCTCGTAAAATCGATCAGGGAGGCTGACGCTAAAGATTGGCTCGGCTACGAAGTGGATTCAGGGGAGGTTCTTTCTTTGGATGTGAAAGGTATCCTTGATCCGGCGAAGGTTATTCGTTTGGCTTTGGAGAACGCGATCGGTGTCGCTACCTCGATTCTTACCACGGATTGTTTGATCGGAATCAAGGAGGAACCTAAAAATGCCGGACCCCGTTAAAATAACTCAGGCTAAGATCGAGACAATGGTCAAGCTTCTCGACGTCATTGCTGCAAATATCGCCGAGTTTGATAAAGGGTATGCTACCCTCACGGATCAGGAAAAGCTGCTGGTCGGCGGGATTGTTTTTAATATTACCTCGCCTTGGAATGAAAAGAACTTTATTGGCACAGTTGTAGAGAGACCCATCGGGGCGCAGTTGGTTAATGCTTTAGTGAAGTTCTTCAATGACCCTCCGCAGATTCCTCAACAGCCTGGATCATCTTTGTTTATTCCTATGAAAGGAGGCGGTAAAGATGGTTCTAGTGGTGGACTACCTCCGATGAATTGATGCTAAATTATACTCAGAAGAAAGCTGAAATTCGAGGAAAGATTGATACTTTGTTCTCTGACACCATCAAGGCCCGGGCAGGTTATAAGTGTGAGATTACCGGCGACAAGAATTGTCAGTGCGCTCATCTGATGGCGAAGGGTTCGTACCCCTCACTTAAATGGGATTTGGATAACGCGATGTCACTTAAGAGTGGATTGCACAAGTTTTATACTCATCATCCTGTTGAGTGGAGGAAGTTTCTGATCGAACATTTCGGAGAGAAGAAGATACTTGAACTTGAAAGCCGCGCAATGGAGATTAGGCATGGCCGGTGGAATCTGACCCAATTGGAGGCTAAATATGTTGAACTTAAAGTTTACAGGGATAGTTTGCCAAGATGAGGATGGTAAGTATTACCTCTTATCTGTTGGCGGTTTTGAAAGTCTAAGCCTTAGACTCGGTGATTTACCCACTGGTATTATCACGCCACCGACTCCAGCCGAGGAGGAGATCCAGCAGGAGGAGAGCAAAGACTTGTCTTTGACAGGAATATTAAAGAAGAACGCACGTGCTAAAATTAAATCATGAAAGACTTTGCTAAGACCAAACTGTACAAATTAATGAAAGAGAAATTTGAGAATGGGGAAAATCCCATTAAGCTTTACCAAGAAGATTTTGATGAGTATCAGAGGGTGGTTTGGAGAGTATATGACAAAGCTGGGTTGCAAAATGTTAGAAATATTTACACTTTTAGAGGAATTAATGTTATCGCAATATGATCAAATGTCCAAGGAAAGGTTGCTCTAACAATGCTCAAATTCACCGGATTTACGGAGTTCTTCCATGCGAAAGTTGTCAGGCCAAAGACGCTACTATTTCCACCCGGAGACTTCCGCAATTCCTCAGTCTTACAAAACTACATCGAGTCCAAGGCCAGCGTGACCAGCATGGGGGAGACATGGTACAGCCTTTTACGAGCGGTAAAGTTAATGCTGATTTTTTTAAGCTCTATCCTGAGCAGATCGATAATTATGGTGTTAGAAAGGAGCTTGCGAAAACATGATCAAACTAAAGATAGAAGTTCCCGCATTGCCCTTTCAAGACGGATCGAACGCTTTCCGCGTGCCGGTTGGTTACGGGTTCGTGCGAAAGAGTCTGTTCTCATTTACTTACGAGTGTTGGTTGTTTCCGCTCAATTATATTATGCGTTTAAAGTATTGGCTTAGAAAGAGAAAGTATGGGACTAAAGCATAAAAGAAGGCTGACTCCTTTTGAAATGGAGGAACTCCGCAAGATTATGGATTCTGCTCCCCAAGGTAGAAAGCCCACAATCCGGCAACTGGCTCGTCGCTTCGGGGTCAACCAGCCGAGTATCGTCAAATCTCTTGGTGGATGGAAAGGTAACGAAAGAGGCAGACCAGTGGCTATTAAAACCCCTCCTGTCATTGATCGGATGAGTTCTAGTCCTGTCAAAATCGAGCCTTTTACTACCAATGTCCCGGAAGACTTGACAAATACAAATAAGCAAGGTTAAATGGCTTATTCGATCAAGGGAAGGTGAATAGCATGAAAGACTTAATCTTATTATTCTGGTTTATTTATTTGGCCAGCCATCCTGCGGTTGGTCAGCCTTTGGTGCATCAAGCCCCTCATCCGGCTATTACTCCCGCGCCGGTTGTTCAGGCTGTTGAGGTTACTCCTCCGTCTTATATGGTTAATCTTATCAACGCGGAGCGGGCTAAGGCTGGAGTGAAGCTGATTGTGCCTAACGATAAACTTATGGCTTCTGCTGAGGCTAAATGTTTGGATATGATTAAACGTGGCTATTGGGCGCATTTCGCGTCTGATGGAACCTCGCCTTGGCAGTTCTTTATTGCCAATGGCTATAATTATCGCTACGCTGGGGAGAATCTAGCCCGGGATTATGCGACAGATCATGATTCAATGGTTGCGTTAATGGCTAGTCCTACCCACCGCGACAATATCCTTAATTCTAAATATAAGGAAGTGGGAATTGGCAAGTGTAGTGGATTGATGTCTGGAGTGCAACATTCTTTGGTCGTGCAACATTTTGGAACGAAAGAGTAGAATAAACATATGGCAAATCATCCTAAACCTACACCGCAAGCAGTCGATGCTGTCAATAATATTATTTCCGGCAAGTTTAAGAGTAAGAAGGAAGCCATGATGGATGCCGGTTATTCGATTACTTCGGCCCAGCATCCGCGTCAGGCTCTTATTGAAACCAAGGGTGTTCAGGAATATCTTAAAACGCTCTCCATGATCTCCAAGCGCAAGTATGGGTTGTCATTGGGGGATAAGGTCATGAAGACCTATTTCGATGGTCTGGATGCGAACAAGCGCGTTGGGCGTGATGCTGATGTGGTTGTCGAGGATTGGCAAGCCCGGAAATCCTCTGCGGATGCTCTGGCTGAGTTCCTTGGTCTTAAGAAGGGTATCGCTCCTTATGCTGCCGGGGCTTCCGGTCCTCCGATCAATAATACTCAGTTCAATTTCTTCTCTGTGCCTCAGGAGGAGCGCAAGAAGTGGAACGAGAATCTGAAGGGTTTTCTTGCCAGTTATTTTAATCCTAATGCGGGTCAGTCTGTTTGACGGCGTGCGAGGGCAGCGTATGTCTTGAGGTCCGATTCCTCTTTGATCCACTTGGTAAGCGGGCGCAAGCCTGGTATTTCCGTTCTGGTGTCTGGGTATACGAATGCCGGTCCAAACAGGCTTCGGGGGTCCTCAAAAGCCTCCCGCCTTCCTTTAACCGAGGAAACAGCCCGGGGGAGAAGTCACGTTCGACTCGCCTCTCCCCACCAGAAAAATTGGCCTATGAGAATTATTAATTTTATCTTGAGCGCAGTCTGTTTGCTCTTTGGCGGGCTTCTGATTGCGTGGACCATCTTTGTTGCTCTTGCCATGTTGGCTTTGGCTTTGGCGTTTCCGGTGATGGCTATTATTTACCTCTTGACTTAAATCAAATGCTAAGCGTAAATGAACCTATGGATGATCTAACACCTGAGATTGGTGGCGTTTTTATGTTGATCCTGGTTGTTGCTGCGGTTGTATCCGCGTGGCTCTAGTTCTTTTCAAAAAGGGAGGTGATTATTATGGAACGTTTCTTAATCAAATTGTTTGCTTGCTTTGCCGTTCTTTATCTTGTCTGGCATTGGGGTCGTTGGTACCAAGCTGTGCAGGACTCGCGTGTCCCTGCTGTCCGTACCTATTTCTTCGCCAGTCCCCGGATTGTTGATCCCCTGGTCAATGCGACCGGCGATCTCTTTGTTACCGGCGATCTGCGCGTTGGTTATTGTGTTGAATCGAATTGATCCTGTAGTTAGCAAAATGCTATGGGACTTGACATTGTCTTGGTTCTAAGCTTAAATCGGATTGTTTTGAATTGAAGGGAGGTGAAAATTATGAGCGATGTAAATGTTAACAAATCTGATTGCGCGATGTCTGCTTTAAATTGTCTGCGCTTGGCTCTGGATGCTCTTACTGCTTACTCGGTTTTGAGTCATTACTCTGGATCAAAAGAGTTCCGGCTCCGTTTGAATGATCTTATCGGCGAAGTAAAAGATTGTGTTGAGGTCGTCGAGGTTTTCCCTGAATGTGCCAAGGTAATCCGTTTTTTGGAAACTCTTAAGGAATCTGCTTAAAGGTTAATCCTTGCGGGTGGGCTTGATTTCGTAAGGACTCAAGCTCACGCGGAAGGGGGTGAAATCAAATGACTTATTCTTTTAATCTTGAATGGAACGAATTGCCGGAAGAGCTTCAGCAAGCTAAGATTGATGGGGTGATCGCTTCTTGGCAAGCTGAAGATCCGACGATGTTTGATGTTGAAGGTGATTGGTCTGAGGATTTACATATTCGTGATGAGGCGGAGGAATCGATTGAATCGCACTTCCCACTTTACTTTTAGTTCTTTTCTTTGGACCCGCTCCTCTCTCCGAGGGGCGGGTTTTGCGTTTGTTCCCTTAAATCGTATCGGTGTTACTTCTTAGACTTGGGGCGTTTTTGCTCCTTTTGGTCCTTTGGTAGCTTTGGGGACGGAGTTTGCGCTTCATTGACTTACGACTTGTGTACACAATTCCAAGTCGTTTTTGGTCCTCCCCCGGCCTTTTGTGTACACATTGAGCCTGTTAATCGTTAGTCGCACTTTATATCATGTGCGACGCATAACACGCTTATTGTGTACACAACTAGAGAGGTATAGGATGTGCTTGAGTTGTGCGTAAGGCCTTTAGAATCGATTACGTGCGGTCAGTTGTATGCCCTGTATTGTGTACACATTGTGTGTCAGCCTTAAGGGGTGTTTTTGTCAGTCAGTATATACTATTCTTTTACCCGCTCCGTCTGTGCATGCGAAAACCCAAAAGACAAAGGGGGCGTACCCCCCTAGGATAGGGTGGTGGCCCGGTGGGTCCCTGCTCTCTCTCTGACTCATTGTTCGGCTCCCTGACACCCACCCCCGTTTTTTAATTTTTTTTGGATTTTTTCGTCTATTGCATTTGTGTACACAATTCATTATTCTGATTGTGTACATATTGTAATGTACAGAGGATTGGTTGCACCAAGCGACAGCCCAAGGTTTCTCCCCGCCCGGGGAGTTTTCCTTTCATAAGTCCTCTCGTCATGGGAAGCGGTGGCGGAAGATAGACGCAACGGAAGTGTAGGCTGACCTAGGGATGTAGTACAGCAGGGTGTGGATAATGCTTCCACGCAATCTTTAGGCTCCAGGGTCACCACACGTGAGGTCCTGCGCCTACTGCTGAAGGGACCCGAGTTGCAGGGGTGTAAAGCCCCGCCCGCTTCCTTTTGAAATATTATGCAAGTTTCTATCAGAGAGTTTCGGTCGAATATCTCGAAGTATGTTGCTCAAGTACAGCAGCAGAATGATTCTGTGGAGATCACCCGCCACGGAAGAGTTGTTGCAGTCGTTTTGTCTATTAATAAAAACAAGGTGGGGGTTGTAAAACTGAGGGATATTAAACTTAAACCCCCGAAAACCTATTTTGCTACCTCAGCCCCGGATTCCAAGTTAACACGCCAAATCGAGAAAAGAGCTACCAAGAGGGGACTCAAACTTTGTAAGCACGGATTTGGACCGGGGCTTTGCAAATTCGGATGCAAATAATATACTTTAGCAATGACAGCAGAAAACCCTTGTGAATTATGGAAAAATGCATCAAAATTAGCCAATGAACGCAAACTACCTATTTCCAACAGATGCATCTACGAATCAGTTTGTGATGGTAGCGATTGTGGTGTGCTTCATCCTGTGGATTCTCGTGGGAGGCAGACCGAAAGGTTTACAATGAGACTTAGGAAAACTATTAATATAATAAATGGTATAATAAAACCATGAATCCATCAGATCAGAAAGAGGAGACAATCGAGGAGATAGAGGAGAGTATCCGGTTGGCTGTCCGTGAGGGACCCAAGTTCTTCGAGGTTGAGACCCAAAAACTTCTTAAGAATATCAGTTTGAATCTTCAGAAATTTGTTGATAAAGCAAATTATTATAAAAAACTTATTGCTGAGAGTAAATCTGAATGGGAGGCGATCCGTACTGAGGTTAAAGCTTTGGAGGAAAAGAAAGATGTTCTCAAGAAGTTGGAGGATGATATTAATGCCAAGAAGTTGGCAAACGACAAGGAGGCGGAAGATCTTCAGATTCTACACAAGGTTTTGGAGAACCGGCGCACAGTTATGGATGCCCGGGAGAAAGACCTTGATGAGAGGGATAGAAGAAGTAGGGTATAATAAATCATGGCAAATGCTAAACGGGATGCTAATCGTGTTCCTACTTTAATTGGTGTTTCTTCTGCTGATGGGAAAACCCCACGCTTAGTTGAGATTGATCCGAATACGGGGGAAGTTTTGGTTAAGGCTTCCGTAACTGTGAGTTCGGATATAGAGATCGGGGCGGTAGAGATCAAAGACGGAGGTAGTGATACTAGGGCAACAGTTGGTGCAAATGGGCTTGAGGTGGAGGTAAAAGCGCTTCCTGATGGATTGGCTACTGCCGCCAAACAACTACCGGATGGACACCAGGTGGAAGTTAATAATTTGCCTGACGATTATCCTTTACCTGACGCTCAAGTTGAAACACTTACCCCACCCCCAGCCATAACAGGATTTGCAACTGAGGATAATCAAACAAACGGGGATCAGGTTTCTAAGATTCAGGAAGTTATACCCACAGATTCTACTAAAGTAAATTCTTCGTTAGCTCTTTCCAATGACGATGAGGTTGAAGCTTCTACAAAAACTTTAACTAAAACAATTGACGGAACCGATTACACAAAAACCTTGAGTTATAATGCGGCAGGAGATTTAATAGGGGTGTCCGTATGGACAGAAATATAATAATATGGCAATACCTACAGACATAGCTAATTTAAAACTCTGGTTAAAGGCTGATAGTTTAGCCCTAAGTAACAATGATGCTGTTTCAACATGGGCTGATGATAGCGGCCAAGACAATGATGCAGTTCAGGCGACATCAGGTTATCAACCAGTATTCAAAACTAACGAATTAACAACAAACGCACTTCCCTCAATTTACTTTCATGGAGATAACTTAGATTTAGGAACTTCATTATCTCCTAATGCTTTCACAATGTTTCTTTTGGTTAAACCTGTAATACATGGTGGAACCTATATCATGTCACCTAGTTCTTCATACGATTACTACATGAGAATGTTGTACGACTATGGTTGGATAAATAAAATAGACATTCAAGAAGGTGTTTCTACTCCCGTATCAGACCAATTAACGGGGTCGTTTGATGCTTATCAAATAATAGCCATAGACAATAATAATGTAGATACTACAAGGTTCTTTGATTATACGAGTGGAAGTGAAGTGGCAAGAGGAAGCGGTGGAAGGTTTAATTGGATTAACTGTTATCTTCAAAGAATAGGAAACAATTTAGGACAGGCTGCTGGTAATGAGGTTTATATTGCGGAGGTTGTCTTTTACGATGTTAAACTCTCTGATGCAAATAGACAGGCAATCGGAGATTACCTTTACAATAAATATTTTGTCTTATCAAATGTACCCCCTGATACTCCGACTATTACAACACCGACTGCAAATGCTACTAATGTAAGCCGAAATCCAACTCTTGAAAGTTCGGCTTTTAGTGATGATGATGTTGGAGATACCCACCAAGCTTCCGACTGGAAAGTGTGTAGTGATAGTGGATTAACTACGGTTGTCTGGAGTAAGTCTGATGATGGCACAAATCTTGAAAGTATTGTAGTTAATGCTACCAACGGAACCTTTGCTGGGGTATTGTCTGGCCTTACTTTATTAGATGCAGGAACAGATTATTATGTTTCGGTCAGACATCAAGACAGTGCCGACAACTGGAGTGAGTGGGCTACTGCTAGTAAATTTACTACAATACCAGCCAATGCTCCCCCAGATACCCCCAGCATTACAAGTCCTACCGATACTGCCATAGGTATTGGGCTTACTCCCACATTGATAAGTTCAGCATTTTCAGATGATGATGAGGGAGATACACACCAGGCTTCCAGGTGGCAACTAGCAACGGATGATTCTTTTATTAATGTGGTTTGGGATAGCGGAACTGACACAACAAATAAAACAACAACAACGGTCAATGATACCAATGGTACTTTCTCAGGTTCCTTGATTGGTGCAACCTCATTAGATACAGGGCGTAAATTTTACGCTCATGTAAAATATCAGGATAGTGCAGACAACTGGTCTGCATATTCTACAGCCATAAGTTTTACAACAGTAACTTTAATTGAACTATTAAATAATTTAGCTGTTACTCTCGGCAATAAAATGCTGGAGGCGGTGATTATAGGAAAGTATCTTGATTAACTTAATGAGTGATATAATTTAGAGCATGAGTCCAATAGACCTAGAACAGGCTGAAGCTTTTAATTGCGTTGCTTGGATTATAAATAAAGGAATTGTCAACGAGAATGGTTCCCCTATCGAGTTTAGGGATCACGCTTTTATGGTCGATCCCTACATGGATGATTCCCCTAAATTGGTTGTTAAGAAATGTGCCCAGATTGGTTTTTCTACACTTGCCATTCTTAGAAGTTTCCATCTTGCCAGGTATGCCGGAGCCAATATTATCCACACCTTTCCCTCAAGGAATATGTCTAAGGATTTCGTTATCCCTAAGGTCAATCCCTTGATCGCCAGAAATCCCGCCCTTAAAGACCTTGTCGGTGTGGACAGGATCGAGATTAAACAAGTGGGGGATAGGTACATCTATTATAGAGGGAGTTACGAGCAGACCGAGGCGATCTCAATTTCGGCCCATATATTAATGAATGACGAATATGACCGCAGTAATCAACTGGTTCTTAAGACTTACCGGTCCCGCTTAGATGATGCCAAACGCGAAAACCCGGAGCTTGGTTGGGAGTGGCAGTTTAGTAATCCCTCGATCCCCGGATACGGAGTCGATGTCATGTGGGGGATAAGCGACCAGAAGCATTGGTTTGTTAAGTGTCCCCACTGCGGTTATGACTTTTACCTCAAGTTTCCCGAAAACATCGATTTTGTTCGAAAGATCCGTATCTGTGCCAAATGCCAGAAACCCTTGTCTGACGATGCCTTACGCGCTGGTAGGTGGGTTAAGAAGTACCTTAACAGGGAGATTTCCGGTTATTGGATAGGCCAGATGTTCGTTCCTTGGATTTCTGCTTCCAAGATAATTGATGACTCTTTGGGGGATCAGGATGTTTTCCATAACTTCACCCTTGGCCTTGAGTATATTTCCAAAGATCAGAGTATGAGTCGGCAGTCGATCTTGCAGGATATTTCCCCTGGCTTTAATCCTAGGAACAATGTTGCGATCGGAGTCGATAACGGAGTCGAGAAGCATTATGTCATCGGCAACCGTTTGGGGATTTTCAAGATTGGAGTTACCGAGGATTGGGAGGAGATCGAGAAGATGCGGAATCAATACAATGCTTCGATGGTAATTGACGCCTTGCCATATCCGATGCATCCGCAAAAGCTGGCGGAAAAGTACTCGGGCAAGGTTTATGTTCATTACTATCAGGAGGATAAGAAGAATACCGGGGTTATCAGGTGGGACCAGGGTTTGGTTAAATCAGACCGCACTAAAATTATCGATTATGTAGTGGCCGAACTTAATTCCCACGACATCGTTTTTAATCTTACCGAGAAGGATTTGGAGGATTATATAAAACATTGGGAGAATATGTTCAGGGTGGTTGTAGATACTCCTCAAGGAATCCGAAAACCACAGTGGAAAACCAAGGAGGGTTTCCCCGACCATTTCGCTCATGCTACAATACTATGGAGGGTTGCCTTAGAACAAACACTTTCTGTAGGAAAGATTATTAGTGTCAAGGAGCCGGGTGAGGGTAAAGACAGTCATCCTGAGATCGGACCTGATGAAACCGTTCCCGCGCTTGATTTAGAAGAGGTTGCCAGAAAGTCAGGAGAACCCACTGGAAGAGGTTGGGGATCAATATGATGCTTAATATTTACCTTAATAATTCAGTCGAAGAACTTCAACCGATCATTTCTGATGGAGAGAATCGGGTAATTGTTGTTTTCTTAAGTCATATTAAACAAGGAGAAAAGAAAAATTTTCGTTGCATTAACTGTGGGCGCGTTACTTTCCAGTATCAGGATTCCATTGCTACTATTGTTGATTCACCTGATACCCCTATTGAAAAATCTACACTCGAAATACTTTGTGATCGGTGCAAGATAATCTATAAGGTAGTATAATTTCAACTATGGCAAGCCCTAATAAAACTAACACTTCAGCCTCATCCACAATGGAGGGACCTCTTACTGATCAGGAAGCTCTAGATCTTTCCTTAACAGAGGAAAACATGAAGAACGTTTTGGGTCATAGGATTGAACGTGCCGAGGGTTGGTGGGAGAAAGAGTTGGGTCTTAAGAAGATCAGGGAACTTAATGAGAAACGATGGCTTAACCAGAATCTTGAGGCTAACGATGTCAGACTTTACAAGTTTCAGGTTCCCTATCGTGATAATCGTATTTTTCTTTCAGTTGAGACTTTGGCTTCTACTTTGGTTTCTAGGGTTCCTTATCCTGAGGTTATCGAAGCCCAAGACTCTGACGCTTCCCGGGAGTTAGCTGATGACTATTCAAAGGTTCTTTATGCAAAAGCTGACGAACTTAATATTAAAGGTACGCTTCAGATGGTTGCCCGGCATCTTCTTATGGGTTACAGAATCGGTGTTGCCAAGTACTCTTGGGATTTTGAGGCCGGAGGGCTTAAAGAGGATGGTACTTATACCGGGGACATCAAGGTCCGCGCTGTCAGACCCCACAATGTAATTATTGAATCTTATACCGAAAACTCCGAGAAAATTCCTTTTATTGCAGAGAGTATGCAGGGATCAATCGAAGAGTTGGGTTACCGATTCCCTGACAAGAAAGATGCTTTGATGGCTAACTATAAATCGGCTGTTGGGTCTACCCCCCAGATGACCACCAAGGTTAAATACTACGAGGCCTGGTTTACCTTTTATGATAAGAAGGGTAATTGTCAGGAGGGGTTGGCTTTCAAATATATGGATACTCTTATGGACTCTGGTTTAAATCCTTATTTCAATTATGATGCAACTCCCCAAAATTCCAATTTCTTAGACCGGCCTAATAAACCTTATATCATTTTCAACTTCCTTAATCAGGGTAAGTATATTTATGACGATACCTCCTTAACTGAGCAGGCTTCTTCACAACAGGACATTCTTGAGAAGAGAGGCCGTCAGTTGGTTGAGAATGGTGATGATGCCAAGTCTACCCTTATTCTTAATACTCAGATGATTGATGGAGCCGCAGCTACAAAGTACGCCCATAATCCCTCTGATATTATTGCTGTTAAGGGAGATGCGAGGATGGCTGCAAATCGTATTCCACCCCGAGAACTTCCTAAATATGTTTATGAGGATAAACTCGATGCCAGAAACGAGATTGACAATATCTTTGGAACCCATCAACCGCTCCGGGGTGAGCAGAGTCAGGTCCCAACATTGGGACAAGAGGTTATCTCGCAACGTTCAGACCTTGGAAGACTTCAAGCTCTTTCTGAGGACATCGAACGCGGAGCAACACTATTATATAGAGGTATTACTCAACTTTATAAGGTTTTTGCTACAGAGGAACAGATTATCCGGTATGTTGGTTCGGATACGGGAAAGACCTCATTCCTTGCTTTCAAGTCTGACAAGATCGAGGATGGTGTTGAGATCCGTGTACAGGCTGGTTCTATCGCTCCTGAGGATAAACTTACTGATAGAAACGAGGCCGTTGAACTTGCTAAGATCGGTGGGAGAATTGATCCGCTTACATTCTTTAAGAAGTGGCATATCGAGAAACCCAGAGAGGCTGCTAAGAATCTGTTCTACTTCTTGTTCATGCCTGACAAGTACGCTTCCGAGGTTTTGGGAATCGGACAACCAGGTGGGGATAATAAGGCTCAGGCCACAATTCAACAGATAATGGGTGGTCAAAGTGTTCCTCCGATGAAGGACCCGACTAAGGAATATATCGCTTACTTTAATCAGTTTATCCAATCACCCGCGTTCAAACAATTAGACCCTGAAGTTCAAAGATTGATTGTAGAACATATTAAAGGAACGATCGATTTAGCTAAAGGTGGTCTTAAGGTTACCCCGGGGGGAGCTGGAAGTACCCCGCCAAAACGTAGTATACTAGAGAGAGTTAGGGCTGGGATTGCTGCTGCCGGAGTTGGTCAAGAATAATATGCCAGTAACTGTTACAAAGAAAGATGGAGGTTATCAGGTCAGTACGCCTAATCAGGTTCATGCCAAGAAGACCAGTTTGAGGAATGCGCTGGCCCAGAAACGCCTTTTAAATGCAATTGAACATGATCCTAATTTTAAACCACGAAAATGACAGACACTAAAAATAATCCTAAAGAAAATAGGGCAAAGATGCTCCTTAAGAATATGGGGAAAATGATTGGAGACACCAAAGATATGACCGGTGACAAGATGCGAAAAATGGTTATGGCCGGTCGGATGTCGCCAAATCGAGGCTAAATAGGGGGCTTGACAGAGACTTTACAAAGGTTATATACTGATAGCAGAGTTAAAGAGGTTCATACAAACCCGCGACTAAAAGAGCGGGTTTTATTATTTTAAAAACATGGTATTTACTGAAAGAGTCACAGGAATAACACAAGACACAATTCTTCCAAAAGTTGTTGATACTATATTGGGTGGAAACTTCATTACCTTTCGTTTTCTTTCACAGGCAGCCAAATGGTCGGGCGAGAAAGTAAAGAGACCTATCAAAGTCAGTAAATCAACCCTCGGAGGTTCATTCTCCGGTCTTGATACCCATTCGACCGCTACTTCTGAAACTCGTGTAACTATGTATTACGATCCTCGCGGATATGAAATGCCAATCGCAATCCCCGGACTTGAGAAAGCTGTTAATAAAACAGAAGCTCAAGTTATTGATTTGGTTAGGGTTGAGGTTGAGTCAGCTCAAGAGGATGCTCTTGATGACCTTGGAACAATGCTTTATGCAGATGGTACTGGAAATTCTAACAAGGATTTCTTGGGACTTGATGCTTTGGATGATGACAATACCTCGGTCGTTACAATTGGAGGACTTTCCAGAAATACCTATCCTACCCTTAAGTCCACCAGGACCGCTTCAGGTGGGACACTTGATCTTGATAAACTCGCAACTTTAGTTTCGACAGTTTCTGCAGGATCGGGTATGAGGAATCGCCCAACGGTCTTTGTTTCCAGCGAGACCGAGTGGGATTTCTACGAGAGTTTACTTTCTCCGGTCGTAATGGCTAACTACCAAGCTTTTGGACTTCCTCAGGTTACGATGACATCAAAGGGACCTATCAGGGAAGCTGAACTTAAAGGTGCAGCCGGATATTCTTCCCTCACTTATAGAGGTATTCCTTGGATCGCCGATGAGAAGTCGCCCGCCGGTACTCTTTGGGCATTAAATGAAAACTATCTACAATGGTACGGATTGCAGGACGCTGACCTTGAGCAGATTTCATTCGATCAGGGTGAGGTCATTGAGGGAGTTTACAGTGAAGTTCCCTCCAAGAATATCGGATTCCAGTGGACAGGGTTTATGAGACCCATCAATCAGTACGGTGAAGTTGCACACATGTATCTTTTAGGAAATTTCTTAACCTGGAATCCTAAGAGACTCGGAAGATTAACAGGAATAGAGGGAGTATAATGAAACCATGAAAAACTTTGGACCAGCAGCAACAATTTACGACTTAAATCCGTTTCAGGAAAGTTCTGTCCAACAGCACCAGCTTGGTGCTAAGGGTGAGACTGGAGACGGAAGAATTTTCAGATATGCTTACATGGGAGAAGCCATTGACCTTGGTTGTATGACAGTAGCTCCGGCTATCAATGCAACTCTTATCAACGCTGCGGTTACAGCTACTGCTCCAATTGGGGCAACGTCTGTGACCTTTACCATGCCGGCAACAACCGCAACCGCAAATGAATACGCTGAAGGTTATGCAATAATCTCTTACGGAACAGGAATTGGTCAAACCTTGAGGGTTGCCAGCCATGCAGCTTGGACATCTGCTGAAACAGGAGCAGTTGTTAAGTTAATCGATCCGGTTCAGATTGCTCTTGCCACGAGTTCTTCTAAGATTGAGTTTGCTCACAATCCTTACAGGGGAGTCATGATGACGGCAAGTTCGGTTACGACCGTGACTGGTGGAGCTTTAATGACATTTACTTCCGGTTATTATGGATGGCTTCAGACTAGAGGAGTATTTGGAGCAAGGGCAGATTCTACGATCACGGCAGGTTATGAAATCGTAAATGACGGAAGCACGGCAGGAGATGTTTCACTAATCGGAACATACGATCAAGAGATTTCAATAGGACACGCGATTCAAGCAAGTGCGAGTGGTTATCACCACCCGGTATTTTTAACAATTGATTAAGTACGCTTTGACGAGCTATATTCAGGAGGCGTAAGAGGTTAACCCCTTTTACGAGGGGTTTTTTAATAATATGCTAGGTATAACTAAACGAGAAAACAAAGTATCAAAGAAAGAACCTTTAATTTATAAGGGTGTTAATATTCGTGAACTCAAGAAGAAAGATCCGGGAAATGAATTAGTTGCAAAGTACGAAGAGGAATATGGGAGCATAAAATAATATGGGAAAATTTAGAGATTATCCACAAGGTCAACCGTTGAGATTCGGGCATAAGATTTACCCGGAGGATATTGCTGGTTTAGTGGGCTTGCCTTATATTGGGAACATTTTCTATGTTGATCCTTATGCGGGGAGTGACTCTGCTAATAACGGGAAGAGTGAGAAGAATGCTCTTGCAACGGTTGCTGCAGCTTATGATAAGTGTACTTCTGGGAAAAATGACATCGTTTTGCTCGTTCCTACTGGCGGAACAGGAAGAACTTCGGAAACTACAGATATTACTTGGGCTAAGAGGTTTACTCATTTAATCGGAGCTTCTTCTCCAGTAGTTCAGGAGATGAGAAGCGGAATGAATTTTACAGGTACTACAGGGACAGCCTCAAGTTCGATAACTTTCTCTGAAAATGGTTGTATTGTTAAGAACATATGTTTCAATGGTACAGACGATGCTAATGTTACAGTTACCCTTTCCGGTGATTACAATTCATTCTTGGGTTGTGATTTTAAAGGTTCTCAAAATAGCACTTCTGGAGATGATACCGCTTTGAGGTGTTTGGTTATGAGTGGAGCGGTAGCTAACTATTTCGGAGGAAGTTCTTTCGGAAGTGATTCCACGATGCATTCCGCAGCTAACGCTACAGTTGAGTTTGTTTCAGCAACCTCAAGAAACGTTTGGGAAGATTGTGAGTTTACTATGTCAGCCGATGCACAAACCCCGACGCATTTCTTGTCTACCGGAGCTACCGGAATTCAGGGTAAAAATACTTTTAAGAATTGTAGTTTCTACGCATTTTATGAAAGCCATGCACAGAAAGTAAATGCAGTCTTTAATTTGTCAGCACAGGCAACCACAGCTGATATATTAATGGAAGGTGTTTGCACGGCTTTTGCGTTTGATGATTGGGAAGCAACGGCATCTAATATACTTTGGTTCCAAGAGTGGGGTCTTAACACCGACACAGCTTATGTAGGGCTTGCAATCCATAATACTTAATCTTCTTTACTTTCCTAATTGTGCTATAATTTTGATATGAAGTATTCTGTTGCCGTTGATAGAGACGTTAACCGCACAGCCTTTGGAGGTAATTTCCCCTGTACTGTTAAACGAACTATTACTTTCCTTGGTGGAACAACCGATGCTTGGGGAGATAATGGCGGAGCTTTGGATGACACAGCCCTCTTTACTGTTACCGGCCTTGTTATTGCCAGAGTTATGGCTGTTTGTAAAACCGATCTTGCCAGTTCTAACGGAACCCTCACAGTTGGTATTGCTGGTGCAGTTTCTATTTTTCTTCCTGTTGAGACCGCTACCCAGATTGATGCAGACCAGATTTGGGTCAACGATGCAGCCAATTCCACTTATATTATTGCCGGGGAAGAGCAAGCTGCTGCAGATAATCTTCCGGAGTATTTACTTTATGGAAACGATATTCTCTTGGAGATCGGGACAGGGGATATAACCGGAGGGGTTTTGGACTTCTATTGTCAGTACAGGCCGATTAGTTCGGATGCAAAAATCGTTCCGACCACGACTTAACCTATGTACACACATAAAGTTGTTATCAAATTGGGAGACGGCGGATTGTTTCTTACGGCTGATCTTGGTTTCGATGATAAAGGTAAAGCCTTGGTTAAAATTGTCAAAACCTCCGAACCTTTTACCCTTGATTTTGTAGATACTTTCTCCAAATTAGTTACACTTATTGAGACTCTCCGAACACAAACCGGGGGGATTAAGACAATTATTATTAAAGATATTACCTATACTGACGCTGACGCTAAGGAAGCAGTTAAAGTTGTAGCGACACCTTAAATTTATGCCACAGTCACAAGGTCTTACGAACCTACACGATTCAAAAGAAAATCTCCGCAGGGATATTCAGAAAGCTAATAGTGATCACGAACAAGAAGTTCTTCAGCAGGTTTCAGAAATCTCAAATCTTGTCAGGCGCAAATTTACTCTTATTAAACAGATCAAGGACCTCTTTACTCTTTACACAAAAATTAAGGGTGCAAAGTCTAGACTGGAGGAAGGTTTTGATGCCTTTGCAAACGATCGGATGGATACACTTGAGTGGATCGGGTCCGAAATATCTCAGGATTTGCAGGAAAAGGAGGAATCTTTGGACATCCGGTCTAAGGGTTTGGACTCACTAGAGGCCTTTGTTGATGAGTTTTTCGCTTATTTGATCGAATATCATGCAATTTGCGAGGCTGAGACCTCGCTTAATGCCCTGAGAGGGGTCGCAAACTCAAGAGAGCAGTTATCACTCAATCGTGGGGTCGACCAGGTCCTTAAGTCTGAGAAGAGGGCAACGGTTGCCCTTGAAAATGCCAATCGGTTAGAGGGTTTGGCTGATTCTCGTTATCAGGATGCGGATAAAGTTGCCAAAGAGTTTGAGAAGAAATGGAATAAAGAGAAAGAACGTCTTAAGTCCGAGGATTTGCGTTTGAAGTCTAAGGACATTGATCTTAAGGCAAGAGAAAGAACTATGGATAGAGAAAAACAAAGGCTATCTGAACGGGAAAGACTTCTAAGTGACAAAGAGGGAGCCTTTAGAAGATTGGTTCATGAAGTTAAAGGTTCCGAAAAATGATATAATTTAACCAATGTCAGATAAAGAAACCCGGACTGCCAACAGAGTTGTAAGTTTAATAGGTCGTTCCTCGGCCTCTAACGTTCCGGTTGTTATTTATGCCGATCCTGTCACCCATAGACTTTATGTTGACGCTGGTGGATTTAGTCAGGATGGAATTAAAGATGGAGACGATGTTAATGCCGATAAACAAGGTGTTCTTATTTTGGGAACCGACAGCACTCATTATCAGGTTATTTCTGTTGATGCTTCTGGGCATGTACAAACTGATATTTTATCTATTGCTAATGGTTCCATCAATGGTCCCGGGGCACCCACAATTGACTCATATACCCACCTCCCTATAAATCTAGCGGCAGGGGCAAACCAAGTTTTAGTCAGTTCAGCAGCCAACAAACAAATCTGGGTATACGGGGTATCCTTTGTAGTAAATGCAGCAGGTACAGTTTCATTTCAAGATGAAGATGATACTGCAGTTAGCGGAATAATGCCTTTTGCTGCTAATTCAGGTTTAGGTATTCCAACTTCAGGAAACTTTGCTATGCCTATTTGGAAACTGGCCACCAATAAAGATTTAGAGGTGGATATAGTGACTTCAGAAGTTGACGGCTGGCTTGATTATGCCATCGTCAGCGTATAAAAATGCAAATTGTAGATAGTTATAGTGAAGAGTATTTTAGTAACGCTTATTCTTTATCAAGTGTCAGTATTACAAAAGCAGGACAATCATTTACTGGAGATGGCGGAACACTTAATAGTGTGAAATTTTTTCTTAGTAAACACGGTTCCCCAACTGGAAATGCGGTTGTTAAAATATATGCTCATACTGGAACATTTGGGGTTGATGGTATTCCTACTGGTTCAGCTTTAGCTACTTCAGAAACTATTGATGTTTCTACATTTGACCCATCTGACTATATAGAACAAACATTTATATTTAATGGAATAAATAAAATAACGCTTGTTAACGGAACAAAATACTTTGTCCTTCTTGAATATAGTGGTGGTAATCAGTCTGATTTCATAAGTATCGCATCATACTTAAATAGCGAACATGGTGGGAATGCAGCATTTTTTTGGAGTCCAGATTGGAATGCGGTAAGTGACCAAGATTGTGGTTTCTATGTCTATAAAGATGATGTAGTTAGTTCAGTCTTAAAAGATATTATTCAACCTGGAATTATTCCTTTCCCAAGATAAAACTTGACATCCTTGTTTTTATTTGAAATAATGACTTCAGAGTTCATAAAACCATGGCATCTTCAAACGATATAGTTACAATCCAAAACATCGATGATGAGGATTTTGTGTTCGAATATGCTCGTAGTGAAGGCAATCCTCCTTATACAATTCCTGCCGGAGCAGTTAAACGCTATCCCCGCTTCCTGGCCGAACATGCTGTAAAACATTTGATTGATAAAATCCTTAATAAAGGCAAGATAAAAACCAATAACATGAAGGCCAGGGAAGAATTGGCTAGTCAGATCGTTCTTGAGGTTGAAAATCTACAGCCGGATACTGTTGAGACTCCAGCCCAGAAACTTAATAAAGAGGTTGATACTTTAAATAAACCCAGCGATCTTGACACTATTCTTAAGAAGAGAAAAGAAAGCCCCGCGCCCGCGATCGAGGTTCCTCCTGCGGATTCTACTCCTGCTCCGGTTGAGGAGAAGTTTGAGGGGCAGGATGAGGATAAGGGTCCTACGGCTGGACCCGAAGTTGACACAACCGATGGAGAAGAGACTCAAACCCCAAATGTGGTCAAAGCCATGCCAACCCGCGCCCAACTTTACGAACACGCCACGAAGGGTATGAATATGGTTCTGGATGATAAAACCAAGGCAAGACTTGATAAAATGAAAATATCGGAGTTAATTAAAGAGTTGCAGTACCCAATAGACTAATAATATGGCAGACCTAGATTTTGATGAAGTACGGCTTAAAGAAGAAAGTGAGTTGTCAAAGGAAGAGAAGGCTCTTGTTACTAAAAATTGGAATGATCTTACCGATGATGAACAATCCGCTTTTGCCAACCTTAAACCCGAGGAGGGTGGCGAGGGAGGAGAAGGTGGCAAGGGAAAAGAGGAAGAGAGTGATCTTCCTAAAACCCAGGAAGAACTTGATGCTCTTATTGGTACCAAGGTTACCGAAGGTGTTACAAAAGGGATTGATGAATTTAAACAGAATCTTCTTGGCGGAAAGAAGAAAGAGGGAGAGGAAGATACAGGAATGCCGGATTTCTCCAAGGTCTTTCCTGAGGGATATAAGGCCTCTAACTGGCAGGATGCTTTTGCAAAGGCTTGGCCTACAATCCTTGAGGGTGTTGTCGGTTGGATGAGCAAACAAGGTCAGGAACGCCAGAAAAAACTTGATGCAATTAATGCCGAGTTTGACAAAGAGCTTGTTACTATCAGAAAAGACAATCCTCAACTTCCCGTTATAGGAACAAAAGAGGGAGATAAATTTGAGGCGGAGTTGGCCCAGATCGGAGTCGAACACAAAGGTATTACCACAATGACCGAGTCTTTTGATATTTACAAAGCCCAACATCCTGATCTCTTTACCGGCAAAGGTGGTAAAAGTGCGACCACTACAAAAGGAACGCCGGTTGAAGGTGATCAAAGTAAGAACAGACTCGCCAGGAATGTAGCAACCAGCGGGAGTTCTCCAGATGGAAAAACCAACAGGCCGGTATACACCAATATTCATGGCAAGAGTATGGATACACTTCTGGAAGAGAAGAAGGCTGAATTGGAAGAGTGAAAACAACCCCTTTAATTTAGTGATATAATACTTCTATTGAGGTCATAATCCCAAGGTTTTCGTGAAAATATATGTTATCTTGGCAATCCCAATACGAATTGGCTCAGACCTTAACTTCAGATTTAGAGGCTGTTAATTTGGATGCACTTAAGGTTCTTATCGGAGCAGGTCAACGCAGACTTGATGCAATCCTCGGAGTTTATTATACGGAGACTTCTCGAACCTTTACCACGATTACCGATGCAATTACCGGTACTTCAAATATGTCTTACAAGATTCCGGAGAACTTCAGGGATTTTGTCAGTCTTTATGTAACAGTTGATTCCAACCGCTATGCTGCGGAACTCATTCAAGACGAGAATATGTGGCAAGACATGATTAGCGGAACCACTGGCAGTACCGATGATTGTTTAGAGTTTTGCTTCATAAGGAGAGATCGGGTTGAACTTTATCCTATCCCTGCTGCTGCGCACACGGCCACCCTTGTTTACCATGCCTTTACGAAACCCCTCAGTCATGATGATTACAATACAGGAACGATTCTGACGCTTGCTAACGCGTCTATGAACGTTGTTGGTAATACTCCAGCTTGGACTTCCTCAATGGTTGGAAGATCTCTTAAAATCAATGACGATGGGGAATGGTACAAAATCGCTGCGGTCCCTACGGCTGCAACGATTACTTTGGATTCTCCCTATCAGGGAATTTCAATTTCTTCCGGGACTTCTACTTATACGATTGGTGAGTTTCCTGCAACTCCTCCTGAAACTCATGAATTGCCGGTGTTCTATGCAGTCTGGAAATACGGACTCTTTAGGAAAGATGTCCAACTTGCCCGGGAGTTTGAGAGAATGTGGAAAGAGGGTGTTGCCGAATCTCAGAGAAATTGGAGCAATATTAACTCCTCGCCTCTTATCTATGAAAACAAACAACCAAGAGTTAATCCTAATGATTATCCGAGCAACATGACCTAATTATGGCAAGACAAATAATACCAATTGACAGATTTTCAGGACTCAGTGACGGGGACAAGGAAGGGCTTCAATCTTCTTTCCTTTGGGCCAGGTCTGTTGATTATCGTTCCGACCCTCGCAAACTAATGCTTCTCCCTAAAACTATGAAAGCTTCCGGAACTGTGGTTACCGATTTAATCGTGGCTGGGGATCGACAGGATACGGACAACTATTTTTATGGAGATACCGGCAATATTTATAAAGTTACAGCTTCGGATGTTTGGACCAATGAACATACTGTTGGAAATTCTCAAGGCAACGGAATGAAATATTACGGCGAAGATCGGTATCTTTATTACACTAACGATATTGCGATCGGAAGATATGGACCCTTTGGTGGTACTAAGGCATTTGCCGATAACTTCATGGGTGCGGAGGGGGGAATCCCCCAGAATACACACTCCCTTAATTTGACTGCTACGAGTTCTATGTACGCCACGGCTGCAGATTCTGCATCCCTTTCCCTTACTAGTGATCTTACCCTTGAGATTGAGGCTAAACTTAAGACACTTCCTGCGGTTGGAGGGAGCATGGTTCTCATGAGTAAATGGAAAGAACAGGGGAACAAGAGGAGTTATTCTTTTGAGATTTATGGAGTATCTGCTTATTTTGGTGCTGGAGTTGCGGCTTTGACGATTTCCAGTAACACCACTGATGCTCCGGTTGATTCTGCTGCTACAGGAACGGTTGCTACTTATGTTCTTTCAGCTACAAATGTTTCTTTTGCTCCAGGCCAGAAGATTTTAATTCATCAAAGTCAGGGAGCAAATGCTGGCCGGTGGGAAAGAAATGAAATTTCTTCCTATACTGCAGGAACGATCAATCTTGCAAATGCTCTGCAAAATACTTATGCCACTGGAGCGCAGGTTTTAGTTCTAAAGGAATATACCGATATTACTATCCAAGCAGGAAAGACTTTAACTGCAAAAGCATGGAATGGAACAGTAGGGGGTATTTTGGCTTACTTGGCAAGTGGAACAGTTACAGTAGAGGGGAATATAAGTGCCAATGGGTGTGGATTTTCTGGTGGTGCTGGTGGAACTTCTGGTGACAGGAGAGGTACTGCCGGAACTTCGCCTTTAGGGGTAGGGAGTAAAGGGAGAAACAATAACGCACAAGGCGGAGGTGGGGGAAATATTCCTGGTACTCAAGGAGATCATGGTGGGGGTGGAGCAAACGGAACCGTTGGAGGGCAGGGATCGGGTTCTGAAGGTGGTTTAGGTGGAATAGTAGGAGGGTCTGCAGACTTAACAACTCTGATTTTTGGAGGCGGAGGCGGTGGAGGGGCAAGGTGGACAACTAATGGCGGAGCGGGAGGAAATTGTGGAGGCATAGTAATTTTAACTGCTACACAATTAACCGTTTCTGGTGGAATTACCAGTAACGGAGCAGATGGAACAAGTGTAGGGTCAACAGCCGAAGGTGGAGGTGGGGGAAGTGGTGGATCAATTTTATTAAAAACACAAGTTGGAACCCTGGGAACAGGATTAATAACTGCTGATGGAGGAGGTGGAGGGTCAGGATTTGCAGGCGATGGTGGTAATGGTGGAAGTGGTCGTATTCATTTAGATTATTATACTTCTTATACAGGTACTACCACTCCTACTCTTGATTATGCTCAAGATAATAATTTGGTTACGACAACTTCTTATCAACTCCGTTTATGTCTTTCAAGTAATGGAACGAATGAGGAGTTTTTGACCAAGACTTTAACCTCCCTTGCCGTTGATGGATGGAACAGGTTCCAGGTTACTTGGGATGCATCCGCTTCTCTTGCTGTGTTCTTTGAGAACGGAGTTTCTTTGGGTCAGGCAACGGGAGCTTTAACAGCAATTTATGATAGCGATGCTCTCTTTGCGATTGGGGCTAGGTTTGATGGTTCCGGAAACCCTGCACATTTCCTTGATGCCAGAGTCGATGATGTAAGAGTTTTCGGAGACATCCGTACTGATAACGAACTTTACAATTCTAACGAAACGGAGTTAATCGGATCAGAAGATAACTTCAAAGCTTACTGGCAACTTGATAATGCAGCAACAGATTCCACTTCAAATGCTAATACTTTGACGCTGGTTAATACCCCTACTTATGACGCTACCGATGTTCCGTTTTCGGCTGCAACAACAAGGCAAGACCTGGATCAGGAGTTAAATACTTCAGGAAACACTTATGCTGTTCCAACTGCTATTTCTGAAACAGCTACAAACCGACAAACATTCGTTCCTGATAAAGATCCCCAAAAGTCTGTTGAGATAAATGTTTCAGATAAAGGTTCTGGAGCTTGGGTACTAACTGTACACGATGGTCTTAATAGAATTATCGCTACCGCTACAATCGCAGCAGCCTCAATGCATACAGGAGATATAGAGTTTGTTTTTACCAATATTTGGAGACCAGTTAGAGGGGCTTCTTACCATTTCCATCTGGCCAGTACCGGGGGAACACCTAAAGTTGTTTCTACAACGGCTGACGATCTTGAAACTGCTGATTTTCATACCTACTTCCAGTTCTTAGTTGAGGATCAATTTCACCCTATTTGGCAACAGGAGGGGTTACTTGCAATTGGAAATGAGAGATATTTAGCAACTTGGGATGCAGTTTCTTATAACCCCCATGCCCTTGTTTTTCCGTCTGGTTACCGAGTCACTGCTTTGGGAACTTGGAGGGAGTATCTTGCCATCGGAGTTACTCAAGGATCGAGTCTTACTGATAACGATCAGGGTAAAATCTTCTTCTGGGATGGACATAATTCGACCTACAACTTCTATATCGATATTCCGGAGGGAGGAGTTAACGCCATTCTCTCAGGCGACCCGATGTATTATGTCGCTGGATATGCTGGCTTCCTGATGAGGTATGATGCCTATGGCCCTGTCAAACTACTTCGGTTCCCGAAGATGACCAATAATAAAACTATTCAGGTTTTACCGGGGGCGATGGCCATGTGGAGATCGCTCGTTCATGTTGGCATTGCCGGGGATTCTGATTCCAGTGAGATCGAGAGAGGAGTTTATTCTTTTGGCACGCTTAACAGAAGGCTTCCAGAAACGTTTTCGTTTGATTATCCTACCTCCCTAGGCATTACTCAGTCAACCGACCTTAAAATCGGTTTAGTGATGGCAGCGGGGTCTAGTTTGTTCATATCTTGGCAGAATGGTTCTAGCTTCGGGGTTGATAAGGTAAGCCCTACAAATCCTCCGTTTGCTACCGGGACCTGTGAATTTTTGATTACGGATGCCTCAAAGATTTGGCAACCGAAAACTAGTAACTATATGCGTGGATACTTCAAGGCTCTGGTAACAGGAGATTCAATGACTCTTAAATACAAGATCGATCGTCAGAGTAATTGGGTTTATGGGGATGCCGTAACCGATGAGGGAAAGATAGAATCTAGAATCCCATTTCCTATGAAGGCTAACCGTTTTAATGAGTTTCAGGCAGCGCTCGATATTGCCACTTCCAATCTTGTTTCGCCTGAGTTTTATGGACTTGGAATCGACATCGATAATCTGGACAGAGAAAGGAGAACCTAATGAAAGAAGATCAAATTAGGGCAATTATCAGAGAAGAATTAAACGCCATGCGGATTAGGATTATATCTCAATTCGATATTTTGCCTAAGACAATCAAACAGCGTCATATTGATGGTGTGATTATTTTCTTTGGTTTGGCTGCAGATCTACCTAGTGGGGGAACTGAAGTCAAAGCTTATTATGCGACTGATACTGATGTTTTATATCTTTGGGATGACTCCGCTTGGCAGAGTCATTAGTGCTATAATTTAAATATGCAACCACCTGCAAATATAGTTGACATTTATAAAAGTCAAGGCTGGAACGATGAAGCGGCCATTAATGCTGATATTGCTAACGGGGGATGGACATCTAAGGTTTCTGGTGGTGGTTCTTCCTCGGCGTCTACCACCTCTGATGGTAGACTTATTGGAGGAATTGATCCATCACAGATTCCGAATATTACTAGTTATATTCAGAGTCAGTTCCCTGCCGAAAATAGTGCACTTCAGAATATTGTTGATGTTATGAAAGCCCGCGCCAATCCTCTTGATCTTTACAATCAGTACGAAACTGAGGCCGGACTCCCCCAATTAAGGAATACTGCTACAAGTCTTTCCAAAGAAATTGGTGGAATAGAAGACACACTTTCAAATATTGAACCCAATATTGCTGCTCGTACTCGAGAGTCTTTGGTTACTCAATCTCAAAAGGAAGGAATGGTTTCTACTCAGAAAACTCCTTGGTTGGATAAACTTACTAAATTGGCATCTAGTTTGACAGGGGTGGGTAATCAAATTAGTCTAGGAGAGGCTGGGGTTAACACAAAGGTTGGTTATGCAGTTCAAGGACAGAATCAAGACATTGAGCCACTTACCTTGGTTTATCAGGCTTTGGTTGACAGAGACGCTCGCTTAACCACAGGATTTACAGCGGACTCTCAAAATACTCTTAATGCTCTTTATGATAAATTAAACAGGGAGAGAACACTTTCAGATCAAGATTGGGCTTTGGCAAATTCGTTAGCTGCGGATGAAAGTTCTTATCTTAAGACATTGCAGACCACAGCTGCTTCGGCTGGATACAAAGTCACAGGAAGCGAATCTACTGATGACCTTTTAGGGATAATTGGAACCACAGCTGCGGAACAAATTGCTTATTCTAGAAGTCAGGCAAATAAACCATCAGAAACATCAAAATCTAAAGCAACTAGTCTTACTGCTTTAAGGAATGACCTTGCACAAGGAACTACATTTGAGGATGCTATCCGAAGGTATTCAGACATAATTCCCACCTATCAAATTCGTCAGGAATACAATGCCAAAAATTATTATGGTAAGCCGGCAACTGAAAGTGAAAATCAAGTCCAACAATGGTCACTTACGCCCAAGGCAGCAACTAGTGGTTTAACTGTTAATCCTGATGGATCAATAACTATACAATAATTAAATGAATGGACAACTTATTTCAGAAAATAGTAAACGCTTTACCGAAGAATCTTTTCGGGGGATTGTTTAAACCCAAATCTACCCCTACTCCTGTTCCGACTCCTAAAGTAATGCCTGTTCCCACACCAGACCCTGTCGTTCAGAAAATTGTTTCCGGTTTAACTGCCTGGGGTAATGGAGAGACTCCACCTATTGCTTCTATGGCTGCTGAACTTAAACAAGTCGGTGAATCCCTACCTCACAAATTCTTACCTGCAGCATTGGCTCTAAAAGAGAGTGGAGGATTAAGAGATTCTGAGAAGGCAAGAAAGCGTAACAATCCCTTTAATGTTAAAGACCAGAACGGCTTTGTTCAATATGACAATCTTCCTCAGGCTATCCTTGGAGGAATTGATTTAACGGGTATGACCAGGAGGGGACTTAAAGGAGTTTTAACAGATCCCCGCTACGCAAAGTATTTACAAACAGGGGACCTAAAGGATTTCTTCAACGTTTATTCTAATCCCAAGGTTGGGAATCCATCGATGGAAAAACAGGTTGCTGACATGGAACAGTTGTTGTCTTATTTTAAATAATGGGAAATTTTTTTCAGAATCTATTTAATACCGGCGCAAGTGTAGTTTCAAATGTCAAGAATACTTTGGCCCAGCAGGAGGCTGCACGGAAGAAAGCTCTTGCAGATAACCAAAAGAAACTTCAGGACTTTGAACAGAAGTTCTTTGTTAAACCGGCTCAGGCAATTAAACAAAAGGCAATCCAGGGAATCAATAAAGTTAAGGAACTCCCCTTTTATCCAAGTTCTGGTGCTTTTAATGTCGGATACAAGAAAGATACTCAGGGCAATCCGCAACCTTTGGGATTTGAGGATTTGTTTAAACCTCCCCAGACTTATTACTACCCCCCTGGCTCAACGGAAGAGTCACCAGTTGAACAGTTAAAGGTTAAAGATTTTCTTGATCCAAAGTCATATCAAGGTGGCAAAGTAGGCAAGGCTCTGGCTTCAGATATTAATGCAGTTTTGGGTGGTTTTATGATGAATCTACCGGCTGGAAGTGTTGCCACAGGACTTCCGGCTCTTTCTGCAAAAGCTGCACTTAAGGGTGCCGGGATATTAACTGCCCTTAATGTCACATTAAGGAAACTTCAGGGAGAACCTATTAATCCTATTGAATTGGCGGGGTCGGCTTTACTTGGAGGTTTTTTTGGACTTCTCGAGCCTACACCTTTAGAGAGTGCTTCTGTTACAGAGTTGGGTGCAGCTAGAAAAGGTCTTGCTGACTATGGATTTAAGTTGGAAGATTATGCTAATCCTACTGTTCTCCGTCAAAAGTTTAACGTAGCGGTTAAAGATTTGCATCCTGATCGTGGTGGAAACCCCGAAGAGTTTAAGACTTTCATGAACAATTTTAAGGTTGCTACCTCGGCTGAGGCTCCGGCAGAAGCGATGTCTAGTTTTGAGGGTATACAGAATTGGGTTAGAAATCTTTGGAGGAAGAAACCTGCGGAAGCTAAACCTCAGGAGGGGGCTATTGTTCCTAAGGGTGGTTTACTGGAGGCTCCAGCAGAAATTAAGACGCCGGCTGATTTGGAAACTTCTTTAACTAAAAGGGCTTTTGATGTTGCTAATAATGCATTGACGGCGGGTAAAGAGAAAGATGTTGCTTACGTTGCCGGCCGACAGGAGTTGACCAAATTCCTTTCGACAGCAGTTAAAGAGATTGCCACGCAATACAAAATTACGGCAACACCCAAGACTTCGATTGTCGATGAGATCAAGAAAGTTCCGGAAGCAGCACAGGCCTTGGATATAGCAGAAAGGTCTATGATTAAAGCTGGAGACGTTTTGTATGCAAGTTGGCAAGGTCCAGCTGGAGTTGCACAGGCTAACGCAATTGCTAAATCAATGGGTCCGGATGTTGCTGCAGTTACTGGCGACATTTCCCAGAATTTGAAAGATCAGGGAATTACTTTTGAGAATGGTAAGGTTGTTGTTCAACCGCAGGTTCCACTGTCCGTTCAACCTAAAGGAGTAGGGGGAGAGGAAAACACATGGATAAGAAAAGCTAATGTAGCAAATCGAAACACTGATACTATCCGAGGAGGGACTTGGTATGCTGATAAGCAAGGGGTTCAAACGATTGAGGGGGTAGATACCATTGGCGGAAGTAACTCATATCCTTTAACGGGTGAACCTAAAAACCCACTAATTATTAAGGATGCAATTTTAGATGATGGTTCATTTGCTGTTATAAATTCTGGGTATGAAAACTTTATACCATCGAAATACTCGAAAATTGCAGAAGATTTATATAGATGGACTATTGGTGCGGGAAAAATTACAAATCCTAGTAAAACAATCTCTAATAGTTTAATAAAGGCGGGGGCAACAAGAAATCAAATTAACAATATTTTAACCCTTACCAAGAAAAACCAAATTGATTCTGCTATGGATTTTATTATATCTAAAGGATTAAAAGAAAGAGGTTATGACGGACTTATACTTGAAGGTGGCGGCGGAGGCAAACATCTATTCAAGATTTCTACCCCACCCCCTAAAGTACTTACCCAACCTAAAGGAGTAGAGGTTAATCCGCAGGTTTCTGCGGAGATTGCCCCAATAGAGACTCCCCCGGTCCAACCGCAGGCTCCTCAACCTCAACAGCCAGTGACCGCCAGCGGAGTGGGGGAGACTCCGGTTGCTATCAAACCATCGTCAAAAACTACTCTTGCTCAAGTCGAGAAAGCGGATGTGGAACAACGATTTACTTCCTATTTGAATCAATCCACATCTCAAGCGGATTATGTCAAACGGGTTAATACCATGTCTAAGGTTCTGGACAAACCAGACTTTCGTTCTGATCCCACTAAACTCCGTCAAGTCAGGGCATTGGTTCAGCGTCAATTGATGAAATTAACCGGTCAGGATTTAGTTCATTGGAAGCAAAGATACGCCATGCTTGAGATGATGAAAGCCGATCCGGAAGTTGCTGATTCTGCCAAAGCTTTGGAAGACCTTGTTATTAAACTGGATGAAGCGATAGGAAGTAACCGTGCCAAGGTTCAGATTGAGACAGTTCGAACCGATCTTAACTTACCGATTGAGGGAAAGTACCATATCACTTATGGAAAGTATTCTACGGCCGGGACAGGCAACCGTGAGTGGGTTCAGGAGAACATCCCACTTCTTAGAATGGGCAACAAACGTGGAATGCTCGGATATATTTTAGACGTACTTGGAATTAAACAGAAAGACCTCGGAAGTATTGCGCCTGAGGATGTGAAGCAGTTAAGTAAAATCAACAACGTTGTCGATACTTTTGGAGGCTCCGGATTAATGTCTAATCTCTCTAAGAAGTTTTTCCCTGATGCAAAGATTACTTACAACGAACTTGACCCACACGTTATCAAGGCTATCCAGAAGGCACAGAAAGAACCAAGGGTTATTCAGAAGTTCGTGTCAGAGATTGCTTACTGGCTTGATAAACATCCCGGGTCCGATTGGTTGGGGCATTTCAATCTTGTATATAAGACCGATGAGAACTTTAGAACGGCAGCATACCTTATCGAATCGGCAGCTGGCCGTACAGAGATTACGCCACTCAAACTTAGGAATCTGATTAAGGCCATTCCTAGTTTCTCTAAGGTCTTTAAAGGGATTGAGATTAAGAATATTGACGCACTTAAACTCATTGATAAATATATCAGGAAAGGAACCCCGAAAGATTTCCTTTGGATTGATCCTCCTTATCTTTGGTCCACAGGGTACGGCGTTGGCGCAGAGATGGAGAAGGCTCCCGGATTTACGAAACTCTTGGATCAGCTCGAGCAATTAAATAATAAGGGTGTTAAATTCGTTTTCTTTAATAATGACCCAGAGGTTCAGGTTGCCAAGGCTGGGATGGAATCTGTTCATCTCAATAATATCATGGGCAAGGTTAATAAACTTTCCGAGGAGGGGATGATTGTCATTAAAGGAATCAATCCCATTGGAACCACTGCAAGGAAAGAAATGATGATTACCAACCTCAAGTATGGTTTGGATACTGGCAGACTCCTTAATCTTAAAGAGGTTGTTTCGGCTATTGAGAAACTTAAAGATGATCCGGCTACTGCGCCACAAGCCATGCTTAAACTTTACCGTGACATCAGGGGTTCTACCGATCTTATCCCTGCTGGTGATAGAATCTCGGCCTTTCAGATTCGAACTATCCGTAGTCTTAAGAATCGTCTGAGGATTAAGAATCGGGAAATGGAGCCGGTACTTAACGAACTCTTAGGCGATACCTCTTTTGCAAAGATGACTAAGGAGGATGGAATCAAAATGATTGAATGGCTCCAGCCCCGAAACTTCGATGTTATTGAGAATAAGATTGCCCAAACCCGACAGATGCTTACTAAAGAAAGACACGAGGCAGCCCTGGGGGGTCGGTTTGTTTCCAAACACACCAGTCTTGAGGATAAGTTCAGGGTCATTGCCGGAATAAATAAGACCGTTGATGATATAGAAAATTTATCCAGAATGTTAGACATGACTCCACCTCCAGAACCAATGAAACCCAGTTTTTGGAGAACCATTGCTTCTTACCCGGCTGAATATATTTCGGAAGATTTTGCTTCCAACATTCTTGGAATTAAAAACAGCTTTCACTCACCTCTCAAAAGAATAATCATTATCAGTAATAATCTCCAAAATCGAATGAAGCGCGATCTTGGAAATGTTTTCAAAGACCTCTCTGAAAACGAACAACAACAGGTTATATATCTTCAGGCTGGAGCCGAGAAACTTTTCAAGGGGAGTATTACCGATAAGGCTAGAGAAGTTGCTGACTACATACAAGAGGTGTCCGAAGCTAATATCGCCATCGTAAATCGATTAAGGGAGGCCAAGGGGCAACCTGCACTGGCGGTCAGGAAACCATATATCCCTTACATTATAAGTGAGAATTTGGCTCAGGCTGCGAATCTCTTTGACCGGGCTAAGTTCTGGGAACAGAGAACCAAGACTCCGGAGGATTTTGCTGCCGGACTCTTTACTAAAGACCCTGGCCGGATTGTTGAGATTTGGTCACAGTCAACATCCAGTTGGCTCAAGAAGAATTTATACGGCACATTCTTAGTTGACAGGTTTGAATCCCTTTATCAGGTTGGGACTCCTGCTGCGGTTTATGCAAGGGAGATGGCAATGATGGATATTTACGATATGCTTCCGGAATCCGAGAAATTCTCTAGATCCATTGGGGCTGCGATGAATGCCCATGTTGGAGCTATCTGGCCCAAGAAGATCAAGGTTGATGAAGCACTGGCTAAATCGGTACTTAATACAACTTTCGGTCAGGAGTTGAGGGAGAATATCGAGAATGGTTATTTAACAGTTCCCAGACTTTCTCTACCCAATCTCGGGTCTGTTTTCCATAAGGTGTTTTATCCGGCAAAACTCGGTTGGCAATTTTCTTTTCCCCTCCTTAATTTGACTCAACCTACATCCGGACTTCCTTTTATTGGGTTAGAGTCTTGGGTTGCGGGTAAGGTCAAACTTGCCGGGGTTCTGTTCCCTTGGAATAGGGCGATCCGCAAGAACTATGTCAGAATACTTGAAGAGTCTGGGTATGAATACGGTCGGGTAATCGAGGGTCAAACTATTCCCCAATTCCATCAGAAATTTCTCAATTTTGTTGATCGAGGAGTAAATTTCTTAGGAGACGTTACTGAGTTTATGAATCGAATCGAGAGTATGGCTGGGGCTGAATATTTCTTAGGGAAACAAGAGAAAACAATGGGGATTAAGATGTCATCCGAGGAGAAGTCGAATATTGCTGCTCAATTCTCGGCGTTTATTAATTTCTTAGGAGGTAAGGGTTATGCTCCATTGGCACAAAGATCCACAGTTGGCCGATTCCTTTATACTTTTGGACAATTCCCTATTAATCAACTTAATGTCTACGAACGACAGATAGAATATACCTTTAAAGATAAAGGAACGGCGGATTTCTGGAAGATGATGGGGCGAGAGGGTGGGGCTACCCCTGAAGTTATGGAGGCTTTTGATAAACTTCCACCTCGAAGTAAGGCTAACGTCTTTCTGATTTTTCTTGCTATGGCTATTCCTGTTGCTATTTTGTATGCGCTTTCTCGAAGTTGGAACGTCGCCTCAAGAGCTTTGCCGGGAATTCCCAGAGTTGTTTCAGCGGACTTAATGATCGCAATTGCTGAATGGCAAGCAAGCCCATCGGCTGATACGGTTAGCAAACTTAAATCGGCAATCAAACAGTTCTTTAGTGTCCGATCGCTGAGTGCGGTTAATGATGCTTTAAATATTACGAAGTTTGGCGTTTTGCAAACCGCCTCCGGTAGACCCCTCTTTGTTGATCGAACCTGGCAGAATGCTCTTAAGACTTTTATTTGGGGTCGTTCCTCTTTGGATCAATACGAGAATGCCTATCCGAGTATCTTGGGTAGGACTCTTGGTGGTAAGACTGAGGCTGGGGCTGCAGAGAAGTTGGCAAACGAGAGAGCTGGTACTGCCAGCCAGGAAACCCAGCAGGCTGTTGATATTGTCAAATGGCTTAATACCCACAAAGGATTTGAAGAGAGAAAGGCTTACTTTACTGATCTTAGTGCCAAGGGCAAACTTACTGATAACACTTTGGCGAAGTTGAAACAATATCTTACAGAGGAAGGAAAAGGAACCGGACCCTTGGAATCTTCTATTGCCGGACTTAACGACGTTGATCAGGCTAAGTTTGTTCTAGATAAAATTACGGCGGTGCAAGGTCAGGCTGCAAGACTTGCAGTCATTCAGAACCTTAAGAGTCGTGGGCTTATTACTGATAATGTTATTGCCAGCATGAAGGATGTTCTAAAGGCTGGTTACAAGGCAAATAATGTAAACATTCTTGATAAATTTAAAGGTTTGTTCCAATAGTGATATAATAAATTATGAATCGTGATGCAGCCCTAGAAGCATTCAGGAGACGACAAGGCCAGGTACCATCTTCGGCTGGTATCCCTGGAGGTGCGCCGGCTGCAAATGCAGTCACTACTCAGAATCCCCTCGCTTCATTTGCTATGAATAATCTTCCTGCTACTCAGGCTCCTGCACCTACTTCTATGTCACAACCAGGGATTGATCAACTCAAAAATTCAATGACGGGTGAGGTTAGTTTGATTCTTAAGGCTCTTGTCGATCGACTCAAGAAGAATCCAGTGGGAGGAGGTGTGCCGGCGGTTGCTTAGTTCTAGATGTTAGACTAGGTTTCTGATAAACTCTTATGAATGCTCAAATACCAAGGTCTAAATTCTTTTCGTCAGGCCCGGGGACTTTACTACAACTTGTCCTTACGCTTATTATTGCTTCGATTACTATTGTTAATGTTGTTATTGCTGCTCGCTTGGAGCCTGTGGCAGCTAGTTTAAATGACTGGGTGACTCATGTCAAGGCTTACGAACAAGAAAATCAAGAGGAACACGATAAACTTGTTCCAGTTTCAACATTCAATCTTTTGGATGAGAGGGTCAGCCATATCAGTAATCGAGTTGATCAGATTTATGGTATTGTGGTGCAGTTGAAGAAATAATGAAAGATAAATTAAATCAGTTTATAAACAATGTTAACGGCGAATTTATAGAAGTTTCCTATAAAGAAGCAATTTATCAGTGCATGGACCTTGCTTACCTTTGGGTTTTTTGTTTAGGTTTCCCCAAGTCAACTATCCAGCACGGCTCCGCTTTCGAGGTTTATACTCAAGCCTCGGATTTTACCCGCCAGTTTTTTGAAGTCATTGAAAATAAAATAGAGACTATTCCCCAGGCCGGAGATCTTTGTATTTGGAGCAACAAATACGGACCGGCCGGGCATATTGCAGTAGTCATCGAGGCTACCAAGTCCAAGATGAAAGTGTTCGAGCAGAACAACCCTCTGGGTACGAATGCCCACATCCAGGATCGCCCTTATACCAGCGTTCTAGGGTTTCTCCGACCTAAAAATGTTATAATAGATGGCGTTCCTCAATGGCTTACAACCTTGCTTCAGGAACAAAACCTAACCACCCAAAATGAAACTGAAATCCGTGCTATATTCGATAAAGCTAAGAAATACAACGATGATGTTCCGGCTTTGCAGGAACAGGTTAAGTCGGCTAATCAAAACTTGGCGGACAAATCTCTTGAGGTTTCAGACCTAACGGGTAAAAATCAAACCCTCGCTTCAAAGGTTGATGAACTTCAGAAACTTTACAATGACGCAAAAACGGAACGGGATGATTTTTCTTTTGAAAATAAGAAGCTAACCGCTCAGGTTGAATTACTCACAACAAACAATGAAAGTCTGCAGAAAGGCATAGGTGATCGGGATGAGACCATAAAGGGGTTGAAAATCGATGTGGTGGCCTTAGAGGGGGCTTCTGTTGACGACCTCAGTACAGGGACACTTTTCAATATCATACTTGGTAGATTTTTTAAGAGAGGGGTGAAATAAATATGCTTACTACAAAAGTTATTATCGCGCTTGTTGCAATCGGAGTTGCTCTCTGGCAGAAAAATCCGTTTTGGTTGCTTTTGATTCTCTTAGTGTTTGTATTTTAAGGAGGTGAGATTTATGGATAGTAAAAGATTTACTTTAAATGGGGCGGATGTTAAAAGCTGTCTCACAACGGCTGCTTTGTTTTTGGCTCCAATGACTTTGATTTACTTTACTTTCGTTGAACAACAGGTGGATACCAATGGTTTTCAATGGAGTGACTTTGTGCCAAATTTGTTCGTACAGGGTGCTATGGTGTCCTATGGCTTGGCAGAAGTAACGGCCCTGATTAAGAAATTTGTTCAGGGAAAGCCTCAATAAACAAAAACCAACCCCGCCTACTACTCGCGAAAGCCTCAGCCGGGTTGGGAATATATATTATACTCCCCTAAACCAGACAATCCCCTTGACAAAGTCTTGGGGATCG